GTCGGTATCAGGCATACTTGTTTCTTTAGCTAAAGTAGCCAATATTGTCTCTATATTTAGAGAACTGCCATTATACATAAACCCCAGCTGATCCGATGCCATGGTCATTATGCTAGACATATCTAATAATTTCTCGTTACTGTCCACAGTTTGCATTATGACACCTCTAATACGCTAGCCACTACATGCAGTCTATTAGCTGTAGCAGCCGTTACTTTAAGTATTTCTCCAGTCTCTACAACCAGAGGTGCAGTAAGTAGCTCTGTAGTGCCATTTGCACTTATAGATTTTGTTTTAAACAGGCTGAATGTAGCAGGAGATGACTCTGCATCTGTTATCGTTAAAGTTATTGTATCTGCATTTCCTGAATCTTCTGACACAAGTATGGATTTAACAATACCTGTAGTTAATGCAGGTGCTGTGTATAGTGTTGTTACACTGGTGCTGGATAAATCTTTTTTTGCATTTACATATTTGTTAGGCATTAGCTTAAAAACCACCCTGTTGCTTCGGCTCTATCTGATATAACAGCGTTTCTAAGTGCTGTATCTACTTGAGTAAAATACAAACGTAGCACATTATTAAGTTGTTCTGCGTTTTGTTGGTCGTATTCAGGAGTAGGGAATGGTAGTGCTGGAGCACGGAAACCTACACCATATCTTGTGTTATCTATAGCCATTAACGCCTCCCATCTGGTCGGATATCCAGTCTGGGTGTGCCTAACTGCCATGTAACGCCTACCGCAGATGATTCAAAACGCATGGCAAGCTGCCGTCCTCGCACTCTTATGTTTATTAAATCAGTAAATACTTCAACAGGAGAAGTTGCTGTGCGTGTTATGGTAGCATTACTAGATCCACCTTCTGAAGCAGGTGAGTTACGACCAGATCCAGAGCCACCTAGTGCATGTAAAGTCATAGTTGCAACGGGACTATCTGCCGTAGAGCCATCAAACGATGCGTCAGGCACTACACGATTTACTAACGAAAATCTATCACCGTCACCTATGTCAAAGTCTGAAGATTCAACGTATGCTGTTATAGCTGCTGCTGTACCACTTACATTATCGTCGATACCAGTTTCGTGGTTTACAAGGTTATTACTGTATGTGGCTGCTAACGGCTTGTCACGCAATCCAGAGTCAAGCCATGCTGTACGTGCTATAGTGCCATAATACCATATCTTCTCTAAGTAGTTATATATGACGTATCTATCTATGTTGTTAGAATTTTCTGTACAATAAAACCACCATATCTCGTGAAAAGACTCGTTGGTGCCTGAAAATACTTGTGCATATTGTTTTGTGTTAAAATCATTAAATATATACTTTCGCACATCACACTTTAATGGCTGTGTACGACCATCATACATGTAAAATTTATCTTTACCCATCCAGTACGCAACACCATTTGCATAGGATACAGAAAGTTGAGAGGATATAGATATGTTTTCACCAACTAGTGTCGCTGCCCAAACAGCAGGTGCACCAACATACTGCAGTGAATATAAAGAAGAGTCTGTCCATATAAGCACTTCTTGACGAGCTTGAGATGCAGCCACGATTTTAGTACCACGAGATAATCTTAAACTACCTGCCTGATTAGTAGCAGATGGAGTCCAGTTTGCTGCATCCTCTTGGTCAGACCATCTTACCAAAGTAGGATCTATAGTATTACCGCCTATGGGATTTGTACCTAAACAAAATACAAAACGGCTTATATCTGATACTAAGATTATATTTTGTAGTATTGGTACATTTGATGCCCCAGATAAAGTAGATAATTCAACAGCTCTTGTACTAACGCCGTTTGTGGCATCCCAGTAATATATACTACCACTATTAGGTCCAAATACTAAATCTTCACCAAAGTTAGAATGACTCCATATACGCACCTCGTTCACGGATGCTTCTCCTATACCCCATTGACCTGCGCCCCAAGCACCTGCACCCCAACCTGTTAAAGGTATGGCAAACGCAGAGCCCGTGTTTACCTGATAAGCAGCGGATACAGTGCCACCGCCCGTTGCAGAAGAGCTTGCAGCAGAAGATACAGTTATATTGTAAGAATTAGTAGATACAATATCTATTTGAAACTCACCACTTATAGTTACACCACCTACAGCAGAGGCATTACTAAATGTTACGAAATCATTGTCATCAAAACCAGCATTTGCGTCTGTGACTAGCACAGTAGTAGACCCAGATGTAGTAGTGAAAGGGTTGGTTAATGACACAGTAGCACGTAAAGGTGTGACATCATTATAATTACCACCCAACTCTATATAATATTTTAAGTTAGTGCCTAGCCCTACAAAGTTTTGACCTGACAAACTAACCCAGTTATGTAAAGAACGACCTACACCCAAAAAAGTTGTATCAGATATAAGCTCCCAACCACCTATTTTTTCTGGTGTGCCTTGCCTAAATCGTATTTTATCTCCGTCATAATACCCACCTTCTGTAGTATATCTAGTACCTTCACGATTAATTCCAGGTTTTAGTTTTACTGCTTGAATAGCCAAGATAACTTCTCCATTCTACTACAAAGTCTTTCTGCACGATTAGGCACTTGTTTTGCCCATTTCGAGTCCATCATTTGCACGGATGCCTCCATCCAGTCTTCAGAATCTACAGCTAATTTTAAGTTAACAAATTTAGACAGACGAGGACGACCAAGATTAAACATCATATTTGCAAGTACTAATTGAGCTTCTTCAGGTATGTCTTTGAAATTACTGTATAATATATTGCAGTCTTCTATAGTCATTGCAATATCAGCTTCAAAACACTCATCAACTCTTTCTTTAGATACTTCTGTTCCAATTTCTTGCCCATATTCTAAATCAGAATCAGTAACCAAATGCCCAATCCCAAAAGTCGCATACCCCAAATGGTCATTGTAAATTTCATATTTGCAACCTTCATCTTCTGCTAGTTCTTTTTGTAATTTATCTAAATTCATTATCTACCCTGCCTTTTTCTTAAACACGCTACATGTCTGTAGTAAAAATAATTACCTATCTTATTAAAAAATTTAGACAAACTCAACCAAAACCACATCATTTTTTATTAGCCTTTCTAATAGCTTCTTTGCCTCTTTTAAATATACTGGCTACTTTTGATTTACCCATAACTTTTGCTCTTTGTTCACCAACTGTAAGTATTTGTATCTTTCTCGCAAAAGGTTTATTGACTCTTTTAACTTTTGCAACCGTAGCTCTTGCGTCTGCTTCTGTGGCAAACTTGATACCAACTGTATCTTTTGGGTTCTCATCTGTGTATAGTCGTCTCCCAGAACCCTTTGGTTTTTTACCTGTTCCGACTTTAGGATCTTTTCTTTTTACCATTTTTTAATACACTCTTTAACATTTTAGCTTGTGCTGCATGTGTCTTACTAGCTTTTTGCAATCCTTTTACAACTTTTTTAATTTTTCTTTTCATTTTGTTAAACCTTTATACTTCTCAAAACTGCGAAGTCCGCCCAATCCGAGCATTCCCATCAAAACCGTCATGAGTGAACCCATGTCAAATGTAGGCAGTTCAGGTATAACTACGTCTAAATAAGCACACACGAACAAAGTAACAGGCGCCAACACGAAATGCCAACATAGGGCAATACCGCATGTCCAGCCAATAAAGGGGCGCCATCCGCTTACAAAAATGGATTTGTGTTGTGCTTCTGCCTTATTTATCTCTATCTGGCCTTTTGCCAGTTCCTGTGCATGGTTCTCTGCCATTGTTGCCACCTCATGTGCCAACTTGTTTTTCATGTCTTTATCTTCTATAAACTTGCCAAGAAGATTAGATACAGGCCCTATTAACGCCGTAAGCATGTGCATTCCTTTCTTTTAAACTTGCTGTCTATCCATACTTTGCCATAATAAAGCACAAATAACCAGACAGTAAATAAAACACCCTCAACATAACTTAGCTCATTCCAAGCATCTAATACCATGTTTTCCATTTTAATCTCCCTGCTGGTAGTTTTTTACATTGATATCTAAATGGTTTCCATAAAGGATAAGCTTCATTAATTTGCCTGCTAATAGCCAGTGCTCTTTGTTTACAATCAAATTCTGTTTCATATGGTCCGTAT